ACACTGTTTGAGCTGTGGAATAACAGGAACAAGTAGTGGCGGAGATTAGCGAAGACACAACCGTTGAGATTCCTTTACGGAACCTTATTGCTTTAGGTGCAGGCTTGGTGATGGCGACAACAGCGTACATTACGTTGGACACTCGGATCACGACAGTTGAGCACGATATTGATATACAGAGCATAACGGTTCGGGAAAATGCAAAATTTGTTCGTGAATGGCCTTTAGGTTTGCGAGGCGCGTTACCCGACGATTTGATTCAGAACGCCAAGATTATGGCGTTAGAGAGCCAGCAGGAAGAAATTCTTTCTTTGCGCCAACAGCTCAATGCAATTGAGATAAAATTAGGTAGACTAGACGGAACCACTGAAACTCAAGAAGATAAGATTGAAACGCTTTTTGAGCTTTGGAACAAGCAACAGCAACCAACTAGGAGTAGGTATGAGTGAGCAACAAGAGCAGCAACCCGTAATTTTAACGATTGACGATCAGGAGTATGACGTAAATGAACTTGGTAACGACACCAAAGTACACTACGTCGAGGTGGTTAACCTGCGCAAACAGCTTGGTGATTTGCAGAATCAAATTGCGGCAGCACAGCAGCAAAGTATTAACTTACAGGTTGCATTAGGCTTTCGTGAAAACGCTCTGCGTGAATCAATCCAAGTGGTTGAAGAACCTGAAGCAGAAGTAGTGAACTAATGAGCCAAATAAGCTCTATAACAAGAGTTGGGACTAGCGAGCCATTTGAACTTCAAGTGGCCCGAGGGCAAGTTGCTTGGCATTACGATGTCCATAAGTTCGGTTTTAATCCTGATATTGACGATACCCTTGAAACGGTATGGGCACAGGGTGGACTCTATTCTTATTTAGCAGCCGCCACACAGTTGTCCGTATCGTCTTCTTCGACTGATGATACCAGTGCTGGGACTGGCGCTCGAACGGTTACGTTGTCTGGTTTAGATGCTAATTATTCCGAGATTAGCGAGACCGTAACCTTGAACGGCCAGACTGCTGTTACTACAACGAATTCTTACTTACGCATCTTCCGCATGGTGGTTAATTCTGCTGGGTCAGGCGGTGAAAATGCGGGGGTTATTTATGCAGGCACCGGCACAGTCACCTCTGGGGTTCCAGCTAATAAATACGCAACGATTGCGATTGGCGACAACCAAACTTTGATGGCGATTTGGACGGTTCCGGCCAACCACACGGCGTACTTGTTGCAAACCGATGTTACAGTAGCGACTACTCAAAACAACAAATACTGCACAGCGTCACTGGTTGCTCGGCCATACGGCGAAGTATTTCAGGTGAAAGATCGATTTGTGAAAGCGGAAAGCCAGACGACTTTGACCTATAGCCTGCCTCTCGAGTTTGAGGAGAAAACCGATATTGAGTATCGAGCGATTGGCGACAGCGCGGGGGCTGATATTGCGATTAGCGCAGCTTTTGAAATTGTCTACATTTGGAATGGGAATAACTAATGGCCGAGACTCATGCTAGTAAAGCGTTAAAGAAGATTGAAATCCATGAGGCCGAGTGCGCCTTGCGGTATGACGCTATCAACAAACGCCTAGATTCTGGCTCTGCGCGGTTCGATAAACTGGAGAAAATGATCTGGGGCATCTACCCCGTCATGATTACTTCTTTACTCGCTATTGTTGGCTTGGTTCTGACCCAATGAAATTTAACGCCATCAAAGGATTAATCGGTACGTTAGCCCCCACTATTGGGAAGGCGCTCGGTGGGCCTTTAGGTGGTGCTGCCGCACAAACAATCGCCAGTGTTCTGGGTTGTAAGTCTGACGAGAAATCAATTACCACTGCAATCCAAGCGGCGACCCCTGAACAGCTTGCAGAGATCAAGAAAGCGGAATTTGATTTTCAGGCGCGGATGAAGGAGCTAGACGTAGATGTTTTCAAACTTGAAACAGACGATATCCAGAATGCTCGAATGGCTTTTAAAGGTGACTGGACGCCAAAATTTATTGCGGTTGCTTGCGTTTTGTTCTTCGGAGGTTACATCGCGTTGGTCACGCTACAAGACCCTGTTGCTACAGACAATGGCATTGTTAATCTTGTGCTTGGTTATTTGGGTGGGATCGTCTCATCTATTATCAGTTTCTACTACGGCGCATCACATAAGCATGACGAATGAAAACTAGCAAAGAAGGTATATCCTTAATTAAAAAATTTGAAGGCTGTGAGCTTCAGGCTTATCAGTGCTCTGCGGACGTGTGGACGATCGGATATGGGCATACTTACAAAGTTAAAGAAGGTGATACTTGCAGCCAAGAAGATGCTGACAGGATTCTTGCGGAAGATTTGGAAGAGTTTGAGGGATACGTTCAAGAGGCAGTAGATGTCCCTTTGAAACAAAATGAATTTGACGCATTGGTTGCATGGACTTATAACTTAGGTCCGGGTAATCTTAGGTCTTCAACAATGTTGAAGCGATTAAACGACAGTCGTTTTGACGAAGTACCATCTGAAATGCGCCGATGGAACAAAGCTGGTGGAAAAGTTTTGGATGGTTTGATCCGCAGAAGGGAGGCGGAATCACTTTTATTCACAAACGAAGATTGGAGCCATGTCTGAGCTTGCGCTAAAAGACTTTGACATTTTATCGGACGCCGAAAAAACAGAAGCCATAGCGCTTTTGAAAAAATACGATCAACTTGAAAAGCAAGATGACTGCCAAAACGATTTTATAAAATTCGTTAAGCATATGTGGCCTGATTTTGTTGAGGGAAGGCACCATAAAATAATAGGTGAAAAGTTTAACCGTATTGCTCAAGGCAAGCTAAAACGGTTGATCGTCTGTTTGCCACCTCGTCATACTAAATCAGAATTTGCGAGCACCTATTTTCCTGCATGGATGATGGGTCGGCGCGGTGACTTAAAAATCATTCAAACAACCCACACCGCCGAGCTTGCGGTTCGGTTCGGTCGAAGAGTCAGGAACATTATTGACTCAGAAGATTATCAAGAAGTCTTCCCGAATCTGAAGCTTCAATCAGATAACAAATCAGCCGGTAGGTGGACCACCAATGAGGGTGGCGAATCTTTTTATTCTGGTGTTGGTGGCGCGATTACTGGTCGCGGCGCTGACCTGTTAATTATCGATGACCCTGTTTCTGAGCAAGACGCCCTTTCTCCAACCGCAATGGATTCGGTTTACGAATGGTACACCTCTGGTCCTCGACAGCGTTTGCAGCCCGGTGGAATTATCGTGATTGTTATGACGCGATGGTCTACCAAAGATCTAGTCGGCAAGGTCATTAAGAAGCAGGGAGACGATCACGCTGACCAGTGGGAAATGATCGAGTTCCCAGCGATCATGCCAGAATCAGAATTACCTTTGTGGCCGGAATATTGGAAGAAAGAAGAGTTATTGAGCGTTAAAGCTTCTTTGCCAATTGGCAAGTGGAATTCCCAGTGGATGCAGAATCCAACCGCTGAAGAAGGCTCAATCGTTAAACGTGAGTGGTGGGAGATCTGGGAAAAGGATTATGTGCCAGCGTATTCTTATGTGATTCAGTCCTACGATACGGCGTTCTCGAAGAAAGAGACCGCTGACTATTCAGCCATTACAACTTGGGCAGTTTTCACACCAGAAATCGATGGTCCTGAGTGCATAATATTATTAGACGCTAAGCGGTTCCGTGTCGATTTCCCGGAGCTTAAAAAGATTGCGATGGATGAGTACAAGTATTGGGATCCTGATTGCGTGTTAATTGAGGCCAAGGCATCCGGCACCCCCCTAACCCAAGAATTGCGAAGAATGGGCATCCCCGTGACGGCCTATACACCATCTCGGGGGCAGGATAAGATTGCACGAATGAACAGTGTCGCGCCGTTATTTGAATCGGCGATGGTTTGGGCGTCAGAAGATACGTTTGCTGAGGAAGTCATCGAGGAAATGGCTTCTTTCCCATACGGCGACCATGATGACTTTTGCGACTCTGCTACAATGGCGCTAATGAGGTTCAGGCAGGGCGGTTTTGTTACGCTCGAAGATGATTATCAAGACGAGGCTAGATTTCTGCCTCGTGACAGAAAGGTGTATTACTAATGGCAGTTGAAAGACTTTTAGGCACTCAGGATGACCCAGACGTAATTCCTCTTTCCCGAGAGGTTGAAGTCGCACCAGAACCTTCTCGTGAAGACATGATTAGAGATGCCGCTCAAATATTGGTCGATGAAGAAGAAATTTTAATTGATGAAGAAATTGACGCGGTTCCAGAAACGCCGCAAATACCTTTCGATTCAAACCTAGTTGATTTTCTCGACAAGTCCGACATTGGAAAGCTTGCTGATGATGTTTTGCAGTCAATCGAATCAGACAAGCAGTCTCGATCCGAGTGGGAAAAGACCTACGTTGACGGTTTAAAATATTTGGGAATGAAGTTTGACGAAATGCGTTCGTCCCCATTTCAGGGATCTTCAGGTGTTATTCACCCGATTTTAGCCGAGTCGGTTACACAATTTCAGGCTCAAGCATATAAAGAGCTGCTCCCAGCCAAAGGACCGGTAAAAACGGAAATTATCGGCAAAAGAAGCCCCGAAATAGACATGCAGGCTCAGCGGGTTTCTGGATTTATGAATTTTTACATCATGAATGTGATGAAAGAATACGATCCAGAGCTAGATATGCTGCTTTTTTACTTGCCTATCGCCGGATCTGCTTTCAAGAAGGTTTATTACGACCAAGCACTTAGCAGGGCTGTCTCGAAGTTCATTGCCCCCGAAGATCTCGTGGTCCCTTACGAATCTTCTGACATTTTGTCGGCAGAAAGGGTCACTCATGTGATCTCAATGAGCAAAAACGAGATCCGCAAACAGCAGTTGACCGGTTTTTATGCGGATATTGAGTTAAAAGGCGACTCTTACGTTTCTAACCGAAGCGAAATTGAAGAAGAAATTGATGAAATTGAGGGTATGGCACCAAATTATTCGGAAAACCGGGATAGAACGGTTTACGAGGTTCATACCATCTTGGATTTGCCCGGATATGAAGATGTTGGCGCAGACGGAAAGCCAACCGGATTAAAGCTTCCGTATATCGTCACAATTGACGAGCAAAGCCAGCAGGTTTTGGCAATCCGTCGAAATTATGCTGAGCAAGACCCGCTCAAACAAAAAATTAACTACTTCGTTCAGTACAAATTTCTGCCCGGACTAGGGTTTTACGGCCTTGGTTTGAGTCACATGATCGGAGGTCTCTCCAAGGCTTCAACGTCCATTCTGCGGCAACTAATAGATGCCGGGACCATCGCAAATTTACCCTCCGGCTTTAAAGCAAGAGGGATGAGAATTCGTGATGAGGATGAGCCGCTTCAGCCCGGAGAGTTCCGAGATATTGACACAACCGGTGGTTCGTTGCGAGAAAATTTAATTCCGCTTCCTGTCAAAGAGCCTTCAAATGTCTTGATGCAATTACTTGGAATGCTGGTTGAATCCGGCAAGAGATTTGCTTCAATTGCCGACACCAATGTTGGCGACATGAATCAAGCAATGCCGGTCGGCACTACGGTTGCCTTGTTAGAGCGCGGCACCAAGGTGATGAGCGCAATTCACAAGCGATTGCATTATTCGCAGCGAATCGAGTTTCAGCTTTTAGCCAAAGTGTTTGCTGAATACTTGCCGCCGATGTACCCGTACCAGACGCCAAATGGCGATCAGCAAGTAAAACAAACAGACTTTGATGGCCGCGTTGATGTCATTCCGGTTTCTGATCCCAACATCTTTAGCCAGTCTCAACGAATTGTGATGGCGCAAGAGCTGATGCAGCTTGTGCAGTCAAATCCAGAAATCCATGGCCCTCAAGGCATCTACGAGGCTTATCGTAGAATGTACGCAGCTCTTGGCGTAGATGACATCGACAGCCTTTTGCAGCCACCACCACCACCCCCGGTTCCTGCACCCGTTGATGCTGGTATCGAAAACAGCGGTTTGATGATAGGTCAGCCACAACAGGCGTTTGAGCCACAAAACCACCAAGCGCATATCGACACGCATAGGTCTTTATTCCTTACGGAAGTGGTTAAATCTAACCCGCAAATGCAGTCGTTGATTATTGCTCACAGCATGCAGCACTTGCAGTTTATGTCCACTCAAATTGCAAAAGAACAAATGCCGCCACAAATACAGCAGCAAGTTCAGCAGCTTGAGCAACAAATGCAGCAGGTTCCACCAGAGCAACAGCAGCAAGTTGCAAGTCAAATTCAAATGATTACTGAAAGTTTTTCATCGCCGATCATGGCTCAATTGACTCAAGATTTTTTGATGTCAATTGGTCAAGGCAACGAAGAAGATCCGCTAGTCCAAATTAGGCAAAGAGAGCTTGATTTGCGTGAACAGGAGATGGTTGCTGATCAAGAGCAATTTGATGCTAAACAGGCTCAGCGAGAACAAGAAAAGCTGCTTGAATCTGAAATATCGAAGCAAAGAATTGATGTTCAGAAAGACGTAGCAGATGACAAGTTAGATATAGCCATGAAGAGACTTGAGCAGCAAGCTGAGTTAAAGTTGCTTGAGTTACAGGCTAAATTCGGAGGTTACAGATGACAACGAGTTACGTTTTAGAACGTCAAAAAGAGCTGAAGGCTTACAAAAAAATTATGAGGGATGCCGAAAAAGCTGCCGTCGAAAAGATGGAAGAAGAGAAAGAGCTTAGGCACGCCGCGAATGAGGCAAGAATTAAGGCCAAGGTTGAAAGAATTGCAAGAGGTGAAGCTGCACTAGTAAAAGCTTCAGTTTCAATTGAAGCGCCAAAGGCTGCTGTCGCAGAGACTGCTGAGGAAAGCCCTAAGCCCAAAGCAAAAGCAAAAGTTTCTTTTAAGAAAAAATCGGTTGTTGAGGAGCAGGACGATGCCTCTGAAGAAGGGTAGCGGAAAAAAAACCATTAGCAGGAATATAAGCATGTTAAGAAAAGAAGGTAAGCCACAAGACCAAGCTGTTGCTATTGCCATGAAAACAGCTAAAGGCATGAAAGACGGCGGAGCGGTTTCTAAAGGCCAGCTCAAGGTTAAGGTTAAGAAAATGCGTACTCGCGGCACTGGTGCAGCCACTCGCGGCTTAGATTATTACGAGCGCGTATGAGAGACGATGTTGACCTAGCCTCATCTTTGAAGCGAATGATTGCTGATCGTAGAAGTTTGATCGTTGAAACATTGTGCGAAGGTATGCTCAAAGATATGGAACATTATAAAAGTTTGCAAGGCGAGCTAACTGCGTTAAACTTGGTTGAACAGTCAATTCAAGATTTTTACGCAAAAGGAGAGCGCTAGTGTCAAAACCGTCGATTGAATCGGCTTTCGTTCAGAAGGATGATCTTGTTTTAGATCCTTCCTTGTTGGACAAAAGCGTATTGGAGCGTATGCCAAGTCCGTCTGGTTGGCGGATGCTTGTAATTCCCTATGTTGGGAAAAGGACGAGTAAGGGTGGCATTCATCTGACAAAAGAAACCGTGGACCGGGAATCATTAGCAACAGTCGTTGCTTATGTTGTTAAAAAGGGACCACTTTGTTATGCAGATACCGAGAAGTTTGGTGACAAACCTTGGTGCGACGAGGGTAGCTGGGTTCTTATTGGACGTTACGCAGGCGCTCGTTTCAAGTTGGACGATGGTGATGAGGTTCGCATCATAAACGATGACGAAGTTATTGGCACTATCCTAAATCCTGAAGACATAGTGAGTAGCTGGCGATGAGTGTAGAAAATCAAAACGCGGTAGAAGAAGAAATTGAAGTTCAAATTGTTGAAGATCCACCCGAAGGTCAGGAAGGCGGGGCAGTCAACAGTGATGACGAGCTTGAGCGCTACACCAAATCGGTTAGCAAACGGATTAACAAGCTAAATCAAAAAACCAAACAAGCCGAAGAACGTGCTCAATACCTTGAGCAACTAGCGCTGCAAAAAGATCAGGAGTTGAACGCTTATCGTCAACATTCCGTGGTTCAGCAAAGCACAGTTCTTCAAAAAGAGGAAGAAGCCTTACTGAGCAAAGAAAGCCAGATCGACGATATTTATCGAAAGGCTATTCGTTCTGGTGATGCTGATCTAATATCAAAAGCTGATACGCTAAAGAATGACATTGCAATTCAGAAGGAAAAGCTTCGAGTTGCCAAATCTAGGCACACTCAGTCATCACAGCAGCAAGTCGCTCCTCAGCAAGAAAATTATCAAGCTTATCAAGATCAGGCGCAAGCGCCTCAGCAAGAGATCAAGCCTACAAATGAGGCTTTATCTTGGCACGATCAAAATCAGTGGTACGGTGATTCTGAGAACGAGGAAAACCTTCAGGCAACTCAGTTTGCGTATTTTACGCATTTCAACCTGATTAATGAGGGGTTTGAACCAGACTCCGAAGAGTATTACAATGAATTGGACACAAGAGTTTTTCGGATCTATCCTGATTTAAGGTCAGAACCGAAAGCCGGTAAAAAGGAAGATAGACCCGCTGTGCAAAGAGTCGCTTCCGCCAGCCCTGCTGGTCGGCAACAAACACAAGGCAACAAGCGTGGTGTTAAGTTCACTCAGTCAGAACTTCAGCGCCTCCGTGGTTTGAAGCCACACAATATGTCCGAGGAAGCTTGGCTTAAACGTGTAGCATCAGAAAAGCAAAAAATTGCTCAAAGGGAGGCAAGATAATGACAGACACAGCTAAAACCCGCGCTTCGCGTGATTCCGAGACGCACGATAAAAAGGCTCGACGTAGACCGTGGCGACCAGTTCGTAAGCTGGAAACTCCGCCCTCACCTCCCGGTTACACCTATAGGTGGATCCGAGAATCAATGTTAGGCGCGGAAGATCGAGCAAACGTAAGTCGAAGGTTAAGGGAAGGTTGGGAGCTGGTAACAGCATCAGACTTACCTCCAGAGTGGGAGCTTCCCACAATGGATTCCGGTAGACACGCTGGCGTCATTTACAATGAAGGATTATTGCTGGCGAAAATTCCAGATGAAACGATTGAAGAGCGGAATGCTTATTATAACGATAAGAACCAAGCGGCTCGGGACGCATTAGATAACACAATGTTTAACGAAACCCGCAGCGATTCACGTTACGTCAAGTATGACCCCCAGCGAGACTCCTCCGTAACATTTGGCAGACGATAAGTCTAAAGGAGAAGAACAATGGCTAACAAAGACGCAGCCTTTGGTTTACGCCCCGTCCGTATGATGGGTGGTGCTCCCTATTCTGGTGGCCAAAGTCGATACCGTATTGCTTCTGGTTTGAGCGGCAAGATTTTCCAAGGAGATCTTGTTAAGCAAGTAACCGGAGGCGGTATCGAACGAGCCGCAGCTAGTAGCACTGTCCCCGTAGTCGGGGTTTTTAACGGGTGTCAATACACAGACCCCACATCCGGTGAGCAGGTTTTTTCTAACTACTACCCCGGTTCAATCGCGGCATCAGACATCATTGCTTTCATCATAGACGATCCCATGACCGTCTTTGCTGTTCAAGCTGATGCAGCTTTCCCTGTAGCGGATTTGTTCGGCAATTTTGATATTGTTGACCAATCCACCACTGGTGATACAGCTTCTGGCCGATCAAATGTGGAACTTGATGTGACCACTGGCGCAACTGCAACAACCTTGCCGTTGAAAGCTCTGGACATTTCTCAAGATCCCGATAACGATGACGTAGCAAGTGCTAACACTAACGTCCTTGTGGTTATCCAAAACCACATTGCCGGTGTTAAATCTGCTGGTCTAGCATAAGGAGACTGACTAATGGCAATTTCAAGAGCGCAATTAGCCAAGGAATTGGAACCGGGTTTAAATAGCCTTTTTGGTATGTCGTATGATTCATACGACCGAGAGTACGAAGAAATCTACGCAATCGAAGATTCTCAACGTGCCTTTGAAGAAGAGGTGTTAATCACTGGTTTTGGTTCGGCACCAACAAAAACTGAAGGTCAGGGCGTTGTTTTTGACAATGCCTCTGAGTCTTACTCTGCTCGCTATACGCATGAAACAATTGCGTTAGCATTCGCGTTTGATAATATCCGTGGACGCGCTGCGTAGGAATACGCAGGACATAAGATGGTGAATTCAGGGAACATCTCACGAAGACAATCCTGAGCGAAGCCTCGAAAGAGGAACGTGCAACGACTATCCCGAAAGGGAGTACACTCAAGCGAGTGGAAGCGCCATCCAACCAGAACGGTTGAAGATATAGTCTGATCTGCATGGCGACATGCAGCGGTTCTAAAAAGAACGGGGTCAAATTAGCGACTTGGCCTGAACAAAAAAGTCATTAAAACAATGACTTATGGACGGATGAAGCAGTAGAAGATAATTTGTATGACTCACTCGGTAAGCGATATGTGAAAGCACTTGCTCGCTCAATGTCAAATACTAAGGAAGTTAAAGGCGCTGACGTGCTGAATAACGCTTTCTCTGGTACTTACACTGGCGGTGACGGCGTATCATTGATCAACACAGCTCACCCTCTGGCTGGTGGCGGTAACGCTGCTAACCGGGCAGTAACGATGGCTGACCTCAATGAAACTTCACTTGAAGATGCTTTGATCGACATCAGCACTTTCACCGATGATCGAGGACTGACCATTTCGGTTCAGGCGACTAAGCTAGTCGTTCCTCCACAATTGGTATTCGTTGCGGACAGAATCTTGAATTCTGACAAGCGATCTGGGACTGCTGATAATGACGTTAACGCGATCCGAAACACTGGCGTTCTGCCCGGTGGTTACACTGTTAACCACTATCTGAACGACCCAGATGCTTTCTTCCTGTTGACCTCTGTTACAGACCAAGGCGAAGGTCTCAAGATGTTCCAGCGTACTTCGATGGAAACTTCTATGGAACCAGACTTCACCACCGGAAACATCCGATATAAGGCGCGAGAGCGTTATTCATTCGGTTGGTCCGATTGGAGAGGTATTTACGGCTCTCAAGGAGCCTAAAACGAAGGGGCCAAACGGCCCCTTTTTTTTGTCTCAATATTGACCTAGAATGTCATTGACCTGAGATAAATTAGCCCTATTGACCGGCTCAGCGGACGTTACGAAGACAATGGGGCGAATCCTTTCGTAAGAGGTGAATATAATGGCGCAAACTACTTTTTCTGGACCCGTTAAATCTTTAGCCGGTTTTATTACTGCCGGTGTAAACAGCAGTGTTAGCTTATCTGCTGACACCACACTAACCGTTGCAGCTCACGCTGGTAAAATTATTTTATTAAACGATGCTGACGGCAAGTTTACTTTGCCTGCAATTTCTTCAGTAACACCAACCGATCCGACCTCACCTGATCAAGAAAATAACATTGGCGCTTCTTTCTACTTTTATTTAGAAACCGCAGCAACCGATCTTGACATCAAGACTGACGGCACTGATAAGTTCAAGGGCGCTGTAATCGTCGCTGTAGATGACGGCGCGAAGAAAGCATTTATTCCTGCGGCATCTAACGATGTTATGACCCTAAACGGATCCACAAAAGGCGGTCTTGTGGGTAGTGTTGTTCAGGTAACTGCTATCGACGCTGCTACTTATTTGGTACACAACACGTTATTGCTAGGCTCTGGAACGATTGTTACTCCTTTCGCTGACGCTTAACGCTATAACTCAGGAGAGTAATAATGGCTGATGCAGTCACTTCACAAACTATTCAAGACGGCGAACGCAAAGCCGTCTTGAAGTTTACAAATATCTCTGACGGAACTGGCGAGACCAACGTGGTCAAGGTTGATGTCTCAGCCTTGACCGCTAACTCTGCTGGTAAAGCTTGCACGAAAGTAACCGTGGCTAAGATTTGGTGGCAGTGTGTTGGCATGGGCGTTGAGCTTCTGAATGATGCAACCGCAAACACTTTGATTATCGGGTTGTCGCCAGACTCCAATGGTTTCCACGACTACTCTTCTTTTACCGGCATTCCAAACAATGCCGGTTCTGGTGTAACAGGAGACATTCTGTTTACGACAATAGGAGCGGGTAATACTGATACTTACACCGTGATTTTGGAACTGATCAAAGAGTACGCCTAATGGCCTCCACTAAGGACGCTAAAAGAACCGAGGGCGGCAGAGTCACTTACCGTGGCGAGTCGTTCTCCGGTTTTAATAAACCGAAAAGGACTTCAGGCGGCAAAAAGAAGTTTGCGGTTCTTGCGCGTCAAGGAGATCAAATTAAATTGGTTCGTTTTGG